AACAGTCCCTTGCGCAAACGGTCGAAAAAAATACTGCGGATATTGTGCCGTTAATTGAAACTTATGTGGACGCTATTAACGGTGCAGATACCAATGACGGCTCAGAAGCGCATCCTGTTAAAACCATTAACGAAGCACTCACGCGCGTAAAGCCCGACATGCGCATTTTTTTAATGCGCGGGCAAACACATACAATCACTGCGACTAATGCGTTATTAACAGGTATTGCTCTTGGCATTCTAGCCTACGGCACGGGTGCAAAGCCGATTCTAACCGCGCTCACTTATACCGATAGCATCGGCGAACAAGGCACCTACGGGATTAATACACGTAGTTGTTCAATTGATTTTTTAGATATTCATATCATCACGCCGGTGAATCCGACTGCAAACCCTATTAGTTTTGTGCATACGGGGATTTTGTCATTGTCATTGTTTACTGGAATGAAGATTAATCTATTGAGTTCAGATATTACCATTAATGATTTTAGTTTTTATAACCAACCCGCTGGGCGGAACCATATAGATATTAGTATGTACAGTACTGTAATGGTGTTAGTCGGTGCATGGAATAGTAATCGCGTATTGATAAGACTCAATCCCGAAGGCACGTCCACGTTTCAAGCCTCGTTAGTGACCTTGACGGGTTTTACCGGCTGGTCTCAAGCTGTGACGGGCGCATTACGTGACGCAACAGGCTCCATGATGAATATCACCACTTCGATTGCCACCCTTTAATTTTTTAACAAAAGAGAGAAAACGATGAGTTTAGAATCACAAGTTGCGGCGTTAGTCACCGCATCCAATACATTGACTAATGAAGTGACTGCAAAACAAGCCGCGATTGATGCCAGTGTGGCAGCGGCGGTCGCAGCCGTGCCTAATTTGAGTGCGACCATTTATGTTGATGCCGTAGCAGGTGTTGATACGAATGCTGGGGATGCTAATAACCCGGTTAAAACCATTGATGAGGCGTTAACACGGGCTAATAGACCGAACACACATATAATTTTAATGTCAGGACAAACTCACACAATTAATACTGATCAAGTGGTTTCTAATATCAATTTAACAATCCATTCGTATGGAACTGCCGTTACTAAACCGATATTAACACACTCTCAGTATACTGACGCAACGCAGACTCCAAACCGGCAACGGACACACGGTTTTGTGTTAGATAATTCTAGCGTCAGATTCTTTAATATCAAATTGCAAACCGCTGTTAATTCATCAGTATTTTCCCCAGACTGGGGATTTACGGGTCTGATTTTATTGTCTGGGTTAACTGGTGGGACTATACAGATAGAGTCCTGCGAGGTGTTGATTCAGGATTTCAAGTTATACGGACAGCCTGATGGCCGAGCACCCACGTCATTTAATATATTTCAATCGACTATTGATCGTATATCACCACAAGGACTCACCCAAGCATTATGCGAATTTAACCCCTTTAGTACGGGGGCAATAGCAGAGGGAAGCAATACGCTTTTATCAGGTCTGACCTGGTTAGACCTAGTCACCGGCATAGACAAAGACGTAAACGGTGCATTACGCAATATCACCACCTCTATTCCATCATTATAAGGAGCAGAAATGAACAACTATAGAATCAACGAAATTAAGTTATCCAACAATTCCACGCTAACCGGCGCAACCACTGAAGAAGCCCTTGCCGCTGGCGCAACGCAAGCCGGTATTGATACGGCTATTAACCTGCAAATCACCGCAGAAGCCACAAAAAGCATCGACATCATTGCCGACAACATTTATACCCGCAACGCCTCACGCACTGCGCGGTATCAGCAAAAGCTACTGGAAGCTGAAAAGTATATTGCCGCCGCTTATCCTGGAACGGTGACAGCAACAGACTATCCGTATCTGGTCGCAGAATCCAAAGCACGCGGTGTGACTAAAAAAGCCTTGGCAGATTTAATTGTCGCCAAAGCTGTAGCATTTAATACATTCGGGGCAACCGCAGAAGCGGCACGGGCTGAATTATTCACCGTGGTCAGTGCAGCCAGCACAATTACTGATAAGCAGGCAGTAGCACAAGCAAAAATTGACAGTGTAAAAACTGCCTCAACACAAGTTTAGGAGTTAATATGGTAGCCACTTATATCCACGGTGTCAGCGTTGTTGAGTCAAACGACGGCACACGCCCTATCCGAACTGCCGCCAGTGCGGTGATTGGCATTGTCGGGACAGCCGACTTAGCTGATGCGGCAGTATTTCCACTAAATACCCCCGTTTTAATTACAGGATCACGGCAACAAGCCGCCCTTTTAGGGGCAAGCGGTACCTTACCTCAAGCCTTAGATGCTATCTTAGACCAAGGCGGTGCGCTGGTGGTTGTTATCCGCGTGGCATCCGATGTGGTCGCGGCTAATCAAACGGCTAATATTATTGGTGGCGTTGATGCGGTCACGGGGGCTTATACAGGCATGCAGGCATGGCTCTCTGCCAAATCTGTCTTAGGTTTCCAGCCACGCCTACTCATTGCGCCAGGCTTTTCTAATCAAGCGGCGATTGCCACTGAAATGATTAGTTTAGCCGATAAATTACGCGCATTCTGTTATCTTGATGGACCGAATACCAACGATGCCGCCGCACAGGCGTATGTGGGGGTGTTTGGCAGTAAACGCGCGATGGTGATTGACCCGTGGGTGACTGCTTTTGATACGCTATCTGCATCACAAGTGACACGCCCCGCGTCTGCAATTGCCGCAGGCTTACGTGCCAAAATTGATACCGACAAGGGGTTTTGGTGGAGCATTTCCAATCAAAACATTAACGGCATTACAGGAACGACACGCCCCGTGGATTTTAAAATGGGTGATGCCACTGCACGCGCTAACTTACTCAATCAAAACCATGTGACCACCATTATCCGTGAGGATGGCTGGCGCATGTGGGGCAGTCGCACCACCAACACCACCGACCCTGTTTGGGCATTTGAGCCTGTGACGCGCGTCGGTGATTTAATTGCGGACTCAATACAAACAGGCTTAATGTGGGCAGTGGATAAACCGATTAACGCCAAATTTTTAGAAGATGTCGCTACCAGCGTCAATAACTACATCCGTCATTTAGTCAAAATCGGCGCATTACTGGGCGGTGAGTGTTGGGTTGACCCTGATTTGAATACGCCCGACCAGTTTCAACAAGGGCGCGTGTATTTTAAATATGATTTCACTGCGCCAGCCCCTGCGGAACAAATCCAACTCACCTCAGTGAATGTCTCGGATTATTATGTCGGCATTCTACCTAAAAAATAAGGAGTAACGCATGAGCGATACAGAACAAGCCTATGTCAGCTTAAGTTTAACAGCAAATGGCTTTGGTTATGCAGGGTCATTAGTGAGTTTTGAGCCACCGCAAATTAGCGAGTCAACCGAAGATTATCGAGGGGGGCGTATTGCACCGCGCAAGATGATGACAGGTTACGAAGCAGTAGAGTCTAAATTTAAACTTAGCCGTGAGGATGCCAATATCTCGGTATTACGTGCCATTATCGGCACGGATGTAGTGCTAACCGTGCGCGCGGCACTCGATGAAAAAGGCAAGTCGGTGGCAGTGCAATGGATTATCTATGGACGCATTTATAAAGCCGAGTCCTCAGAAATTAAAGCGGGTTCAGTGGTGGATAAAACTTACACTATTACCGTCGAGAAGTTTGTTAAAGCAATCGACGGCATACCAGCAGAAGCCTTTGATATTGCAACAGGCGAACTGAAATTTGGCACTACGGACATTCTAGCCAATGTGAAAGCGCAAATAGGACTATAAAATGAACAAGAACCCCGATAATAAACAGGCTTTAACTGCCCATTATACGATTGTTAAAGATTGTTTTTTAGGCAGTAAAAATACTGAAATTGCACTGAATGCACGCCAAGCAGATAATTTATTAGCAGGTGGCTTTATCGTCGTGACTAAAAAAAATAAGGAGGCAAAATGAGCCAGAGCACACAACAACAAATTGACCTTGAATTTCCATTGAATGATAGCGGACAGGAACTCACCACGCTAACCATCCGCCGACCCAAAGTGCGCGATATGTTGCACTCATCAGATAAAGACAGCAGTAACGCAGATAATGAAGTGCGATTATTTGCTAGTCTGTGTGATATTCCACCCACCTTAATTGAAGAAATGGATTTACTGGATTATCAGAAATTACAGGCGGCGTATTCTGGTTTTTTGTCCTAAGCGTTAGTGAGGTGCGGCGTGGTTGTCTTGCCTTAGCCTCACATACAGGCTGGGGATTGCGTGAGTTATTGGAGCTAACAGCGGATGAGTTGCTGGCTTGGTTGGCGGCGTTGCCTAAGCAGAAATGCTAAATGCTGAATGCTGAATTTGACATAACGGATAACTCAGCATTCAGCATTATTAATGCCAGGTTACGTTTGCTACGCTACGCTGGCAAAGCTAACCAGGGCTACGCAAACAGATGTCCAAAAAACTGTCCGCAGGATAGCAGCACGACAATGACCAGCATCAATAGCACATAAGGAATAAACAGAGCAATGGCAATAAAGGGGGTTAGTAAGGCGGCACCAAGGATAAGCGCAACTAATGAGCCGTGTATGCCAGCTAAATAAAACGTGCAAATAAAACTTAAGATGAGTATCGCTTGTGGATGGTATGGCCATGCCAGCAGTCGGTCAGTCATATTTTTCTCCTTTCTTTTTTCAGTATAGGTCGGTTATGCAAAATAGTCTAGCGTTAGGGATTACCATTGGGGCAAGCCTGTCAGGGACGGTCGGGCGTGCCTTTGGCTCATTGGATGAGCGGGTAACGCGATTGGGTGATAGTTTGCGTCGTGTACGTGTGGGGCGTGAGTCGGCACAAAGTGTGATTCGCTATCGTGAGCAGTTAGACCGCTTACGCCAACAACAACAGCAATTTGGGCTAGGAAACACGCGACTATGGGGGCAGATTGCAGAGACTGAACGCGCTTTGCGTAATGCTGAGCGTGCTGCTGAAGGTTATGGTGTAGATATTGGCCATATCGTGCGTGAAAATGAGCGTTTGGTACAGTCAGAGCAACGCGTACAAAGGCAATTAGGACGCACGCAAACCCGACAAAGCAATCAGCAAACGCGCGTGCAACTGAGAGGGGAAGTCGTTGGGGTAGTGGGATTGGCTTATGCGGCTTCGGCACCGCTAAAGGCGGCAATAGAGTTTGAAAGCGTGATGGCGGATGTGCGTAAAGTGACGAATT